GTACATATATAAAGTCCTTTATGAATGTCCACCTCACCTTGATGAAATAGATTTGAATGGTCTTGAAATGCAGTATATTGAAGCATTAAATCCAAAATTCAATTTCACTATTGGTGGAGAGGGAACTAGTGGTTTTAAGCAGTGTGATGAAACTAAACGCAAAAGGAGTCAAGCCCTAAAAGGTAGGGTTCCTTGGAATAAAGATAAAAAGTGTTCCGAGGAAACTAAAAGGAAAATAAGTGAATCATCAACAAAGCATTATGCTCGTGTAGTTAAAAAAGGATTCTTACGCAATGGAAAACAATCGTATGCTTTAAAATATAAAGACCAACTTATTAAATGTTCTATTGATAAAGAGAAACTTGAAAAAATGGCTGATGAAATCAATCAAGAAAATTAGTTGGTGAAGAAAAATGGAAAATCATAATTGTATCAAAGAAAACCAACTTCAAAAACATTCCAATATCATAACAGAACTTGAAACACGGGCAGATTATAAAGACAAAAGGATAGATGATTTGTACGTGAAGATTGAGAAGATGGAAAACAAGATAGACACCCTTAACGATAATGTCAACCAACTAATCCTATTGTCGAACAAGGGAGACACCGACCTCGAACTCCGACTCAAAGCGATAGAAACCGAATTAGAAATACAAAAACAAACCAACATCGAAAACCACAACCGAGTATCAACATTATTAGCACTAGTCGGAGTCGGCTTAACCATCATCACCATATTGATTAATGTTTATTTCAAAATGATTTAATGTCCCACTATATTTAACCAATTCAAGGGACAGTGATATTTATGGTAACTAAATTCAACCAAGACATCTGCAATGACTTATGCCAATTGTATGGGCAAGGTTTATCACAAAAGGATTGTGCAGACATTGTTGGTATTAACCGTAAGACATTGCACCGATGGTTAGAGAAAGGTAAGAATGCCAAGAGTGGAAAATATAGACAGTTTTATCTGCAATGGCAAAAGGCAAAAGCAGAGTATAAGAGAATGCACCTTTCCAAGATTAATAATAGCCCATCATGGTTAGCACATCAGTATATGTTGCAAGTGATGGACCCTGATACTTATGTGGTTGCAGAGAAGCAACAGATTGAAGCAGAGACCAAGACTACTCTTGAGGCTAATGTTGATATGACAGACCCAAGAATACAAGAGTCTGACCTTGCTATGTTGAAGGAATTGATAGGCGATAAAGATGCCGATAACAGCAGAGGAGATAAGCCAACTACCTAGCAGACCAAGAGGCATAGGCGAATGGAGTATCCTTATTAATAATGGTTATTGGAGACCCCGTAACTTCGATGTACTTATCATTGAATTGTTAGGGTATGCCTTACAGGGCAAAGTCAGTAAGATATTACTCGGTGTACCAAGTAGACACGGTAAATCCACATTGATAAGTAAGAACTTCGCTTCATACTTCCTAGCACATTACCCAAACGATAAAGTAATCTTAACTGCCTATTCACAAGGATTAGCCAGTGAGTTCGGTGGACAAGTCAAAGACGTTCTAAATTATTACGGCAATATATCACCTTACAAAGTATCATTATCCACCGACTCCAAAGCTAAAAACAAGTTCAAATTAAACCATCCGTATCGTGGCCAAATGTTAGCCACTGGTGCAGGTGGATCTATACTTGGGTTCGGTGCTGGCTTGTTCATTGTGGATGACCCTATTAAGAACATTGCCGATGCAGAAAGTAAAGTGAAACAGCAACGGTTATCTGATTGGTTTGAAGCCACCGCTAAGACAAGGTTGGAGAAGAGAAGCAATGGATTACCACCGATAATGTTGGTCATTGCTCAACGATTACACTTGAAAGATTTACATGGAATTATCAGAGAGTCAGAACCCACCATATCTGCCGAGGAAGGTTTCGAGATACTTCGTAATGGCGGTACTATTGACCCTAACGTTTGGCTTGACCTTAATATTCCTGCCATATGCGATAGTCCAAATGATTTACTGGGCCGTAAGGTAGGTGAGGTATTATGGGAAGAGCAAAGGAGTTTTGAGTGGTTGATGGCGGAGAAACAGTCAATGGGAAGTTACTTGTTTAATGCTATTTACCAAGGGCAACCGATTGAACGTGATGGTAACATCTTTAAGAGGAGTTGGTTTATGGATGAGACCACCAATCGTATCTACAATCTTATTGATAAGAAAGACTTGCCACAAGATTTGCCAATGATGAGGTATTGGGATTTCGCAGCTTCAGGTAAAGAAGGTGATGGAACCAGTGGTTTATTGACTGGTTATGATGGTGAGAACCTTTACTTGATTGACCTTGTAGCCGGTAAATTCTCATCAAGCGAAACCTTGAAAGTGTTCAAACGAACTGCCAAGAAAGATGGCCGTAATGTACTGATTAAGATTGAGCAGGAACCAGGAGCAGGTTCAAAGTTATTGATTAATGCTTTCAAACGAGACAAAGAACTCAAGCGTTACCATATCCGAAGTGATAAGGTGAAGATGGCAAAGAACATTAGGTCATTTGATTTAGAAGCTTTAGCCGAAGATGGCAAAGTATACTTCGTAAAAGCAGATTGGAATAATAAAGTAATAGACCAACTAGTCTCATTCACTGGGGCAGATGGTGGCGAGGACGATATAGTGGACACTTGTACTGGGTCTGCTAAACATTGGCTACGACCAAGAAGAAAGATTAATGTGTGATATTCATGAGTAAGAAGATTTCAGATTCATTTGTAGTTACAGTTGACAACAATGATGATTATCATTTGGTGGACCATTTGGAGTTGTCAAAGTTTGCATTGAAGGCGAATGTGGACCCAGCAACAGGCAGTAAGCAAGTGCCTGCGGATGAACTATTAGTAGGGCAAAGTATACTTGACCCTAAATATAATCCGTATTACCTTGTGCAATTACTTGACCTTTATACTTATCATGCTTCCTGTGTTGAAGCAGTTTCAGTTGATGCTACAGGCATTGACTATACTTTGAAACCGGTTGAGAATGTTGAACCGGTAGAAGCTGAAAAGGACAGATTGGAAGAAGTCCTTAACAATTCCACACCTTCAATCAATACCAACTTACAGAGAATGGTATACGATAGGAGGAGTATTGGTTATGGTGCCATCGAAGTAATCCGAGAAAGCACCAGCAAATCCGACATTAAAAGATTAAAACATATTCCTGCACATACTCTCCGTAGACATACAGACTTGAAAAGAGTAGTCCAAGTGATAAATGGCAAAAAGGTATGGTTCGTAATCTATGGAAAGAACTATGATAAGGAAGGTAACCTATGCGACATAGATGCTGACGATGGAACATTCCACCCATTTAATTCATTGCCACCAGAGAAGAAAGCCAATGAACTCTTGTGGACTATGGAGTATGCTCCAGGAACCGATTACTATGGTAGACCACCAATCATCTCTTGTCTTGGTTCAATCAAGGGTGATATAAGTGCAGTCCGTTATAATTATTCATTCTTTGAGAATTATGGAATGCCAAAGTTCGCAATAACCGTTACTGGTGATTTCGCCGACTACGATGTAGACCCGGAGGACGAGGAATACGATTACACCAAGACCCTAAAGTATCGTATTAGTCAACAGATAAGGGAAGTGATCAAGAACCCACATTCAGCTATTTGCATCACTATCCCTAGTGAGGGTGAAGAGGGTAATGTTGACCTTAAAATAACTCCGTTGAGTGTTCAGACTGAAGAAGGACACTTCAGAATGTACCGTAAGGATACCCGTGATGAGGTAATCCATAGCCACCATGTTGACCCATCAAGACTTGGAATATACGATGCTGGTTCATTGAATGGAACCAATAGTGATAATACTATGGCTTCCTACAAATACGGAACCATCGCTCCAATCAAAGCCGAATGTGAAGCTTTAATCAATCAGATAGCTAAAGAGTTGGAAGTTACCAGTTGGAGATTTAGTATAGAGGATGTTGCACCAATCGACTATGCTAAAGACTTGGCATTGGCAGACTTCTTATTTGCAAGAGGAGCAATGACCATTAAAGACCTCATTGATAACTTTGGTGCTAAATTCGGTTTGGACATTGAAGGAGAAGAGGAAGATTACTACCTTAACAGCAGATATATGAATGGTGTGCCATTGGAGCAAGTGTGGAATAATACAGAGGATAATCCTTATTTGGAAGTTGACTCAATATTAGCAAGTTTGGAAGGTAACCTAAATGAAAGCATTGAAAGCGAAGAAGCAGATATTGAGGACACAAATAAGTAATGCCCGTTCAAGGAATAATGAGCGACAATTAGAACGAGCATTGCAAAGATACTTCAAAGCTTTAGAAAAACAAGTCCAACGAAACCTACGGTTCTATTGGCAGGATAACTTGGTGATGGGTCAAGTGGACCTTATCACTGAACCTATAATGAATAGCCATGATGAATATTACCAAATACTTACTAGATATGTTTCTCGTGAATACCAATTAGGCACACAAGAAGCCGAACGATTAATACATCAATTAAATAAGAATAGGGTAGCAAATAAAGCCACCAAACCGAAACCTCGTGCATTCTTGAAGAGGACATTTGAATTATTCGGTATACACGCCACTGCCGAAGAGGATTTATTGACTCGTGTGTTCATTGCTAGTGAAAGGACACTCGCAAGAGTCGACCGTAGTATTATGGATATTATCACATTAGGATACAAGAGTGGTAACGGTATCAATGCAGTGGCTAATGAGTTGACTCGTAGGTTCGACCAATTGCAGACTTGGGAGTCCAAAAGAATAGCAAGGACAGAAATACATAATGCTCACAACCGAGGCACAATGGACAAGTACCAAGAGTATGGTGTTGAATACACTATGTGGATAGCCGCTGATGATGAAAGGACAAGAGAAAGCCACCTTGAAATCAATGGCGAAATAATAAGATTAGGCGACACCTACAGTAACGGCTTGAAGTATCCTGGTGATACAGATGGACCGATAGAAGAATGGATTAATTGCAGATGTTCCAATGCACCGTATGTTATCCCGTATGGTTATGCTGCACCACCAATGGAACAATTCACCGAGAACGATTTAATAAAAATACGATGATGCTTATGAAATTCATTAACACATTAGATGATGGTACAATCTATTTGACTGCACCAGTCCTAATCCCTTATGCAAAGGATTGTGATTATGAGAACGGGGAAACACCACTCAACCCACAACAAATCCAAGCATTTAAGGAAAGTTATGACAAGTACGGTTTCGTAGACCACG